GCCAGATCCAGACTGTAATTCTTGAATAGGCACTTTGCCAGGATTCATGTCCCCCTCTTGTGTAAATGATCTACCTATTACAGAACCTGTTTGGAAAAACATATTTAATGCTTCTTGCGGGTTGTAATTTGTTCCATTACCTAAATCTACTTCGGCTAGTCCATCAGCATCTAAATAAACCCCATCTGGCACCATTCTAGATAATACTTGCTGTAGCTTTAAATGAGTAAGCTGAATCATATCAGCAAACCCTGTTATACGAGAGACAATACTTTCTATACGACCCTTATACATTCTAGGAGCAACAATACTATAGTTCATTTTAACTTTAGTATAATCACTCTTAGGGCGTATCATATTAGTAGCTATTTCCCACTTTAATGTCTTACCACCTAAAACTTTTACTCCTTCATACAATACCTCTAGTGATCTAGATAATTTTTGTATACCATATTCAACATACAATTCCTCAGGCGGATTAAACTGATCGTCTTTTGGTATAAGTTTTGCAGCGCCCGTAGCGGATTCTTTTACTTTGTAAACTTCGTTAGCATAAGTCTTATAATTATAATACAGTATTTGAACAGTATTAGAATCATCTTCATCATAATTAGTCAAAGTTCTATCATAGAATCCATTGTTTTGGTAAGATTGATTTGATATTTCTTTTAAGTCATCATTAGTAAGCCAAGGGAATTCCTTCTTTAATTCATTTATATGTACACTCTTAACTTCCCCAACATAATATATATCATCAAAGTAAGGTGATTCTGTGTATGACCAAACTAAATTAACAGGGTCTACGTATTCAACTGTAGCTCCTTCTGCTTTACTGAATCCGTTCTTAACTGCAGCAATGCCTATGGTAGCTAGGTCATAAGTGCATCTTTTCTTAGTTAAGTCGTATTTATTACCTTCTAATAAAGTATTTATAGCTTGTTCTTCTGCAAGTTCCACCTCTTGCTTATAAGATAGTTGCATGTGCAAGTTAAGCTCTTCTTTATTTTTAGGTAAATTTTCTGGATTGTTTTCAAATAAGTTAACGCCAAATTCAGCTTCTACATATTCACCAAGCTCTTTTGTCTGCATGTCTCTAAGTATAGATTCCATATACTTAGTTCTTTTGTCTACCCCATAAGGGTCTTGAGAATAAGCTTTAACATCAAACATTCTTTCTGATATACCATTAACTAATATATCTACAAACTTAGGTATTATAGGTACAGGTTTCCAATCTAAATTAAGATAAGATAAGTCTCCGTTTATTGATAACTCATCTTTGTATTTTTGTACTCCTTGTTCTCCTCTAGCATATAATCTTAAATTATGAAAAGTGTTTTGATTACTTTTAAAACGACCAATACCATTATCAGAACGAAACCACTCGTTCTCTATCGCTCTACCTACTCTAGTTCCATAGTCTAAACTCATCTTTTCAGAATCGCTAGCTATTTGGCTTGGAAAATAACTTGTTATAACTGACTCAGCCATATTTTTATTTTTCTATTAATTTCGAAACACTTCCTGCATTGGAGTATCTGCTTATTTTTAAATTTAGTTTTTGCTTTTGCCTTTCCGCGGATGGACTATATAAGTTTCTATTAACAGCCATTATAGCTAAACCCGAGCTTATAGCTGCATCAAATTTAGTTCTGTTATTAATATCAAATTTAGCCCAATCATTTAGCGTAGTATTAAAATACATTCCTCCATATTGTCCGTCTTCCTTTATTCCCACATATCTATCTATATAAGATTCAATTGCTGCAGCGTGTGCCTGCTTTATATCTTCACTAGAGTTTGGTATTCCTCCAATTTCTTTTTCTGTTTTAGACAACTTATTCCAAAGCTTGTCTGGTCTATTCATTGAATAACCTCTATATCCTCTTCTTTTTAAATAATACAAGAGTCTAGGCTTGTTATTTTCACATAACAAAGGCATGCCGTAAAACACTAAAGCCATCAATACATCTTCGAAAAACATTTCCGCTGTTTGAGGTCTAGCTAGGTATTCAAGAAAAAAGGTATTAGGGGGAGCATCTTCCATTGAAAACTTTGTAAGTCCATGAAGAGCGCCTTTAGACCCTCTGCCATCTGTTGTACCGCTAATATCATAACTATCACAGCCAAAAGCACCAATGTGATCATTGCCTGGCGACTTAAAGCCATTCTTAACATATTGTTTGTTTTGTAAATTTAAACTTGGAACCCAAGAAATATTAAATCTTCCTTGTGGATTAGGTGTAAATTTAACTTTAGTGTCTTTTATTCCGTTTTCCCAACTAAAACTTCCACGCGTTAATACTCCTGAATGTTTTAAGTCCTCGTTGTAATCTATTTGCTCGTATATCTTTACTAAATTATATAAGCTGTTTTGAGTCTCATCCCTGAAAGCATGTTCTGTTGTACGTGGAAACTGCCTGTAATGCTCGTTTAAGCCGTCCTGGTCGCCTTTTAATCCATCTGCTTCATTATTCCAATGCTCAATGACTCCGAGCTCAATAGGCTCGCCGTATGGGTCTTCTAAAGGTTTTTCAGGAGTATCGAATACGGGCATTCCGTATTTATCAATGAATCCCTCATAATTCCATTCCATAGGAATGAACATACTATATAGTCCAGATTTGGTTTGTCCATTCTTATTTCTTTTAGCTATATCCGATGCTTGATATAATTTTTTAAAATTGCTACCCCCTTTGTCTAGCGCGTTCGAGGTAGATCCCATCATGCACTTGCCGATAATTCTACTACCTAGCCGCAAACATGTTTTGGTAACCCCCCAGTTGTTTAGTATATTGTTAGGTCTTTCCCACTTACCCGATTCATCGTGAACTAAAAGTTTTAACTTTTCACCGTCATAACTATTGTCCCCTGTGTTTTTATAATCTATAGTAGTGTCTAATCCCTCCAATATTATCTGATCCGAAGCAGTATTTTGTATAGATCTTTTTGTTAATCTAGAAGCCGGGACTCTATAAGCTAATTCTTGCTTTGGTCGATCCATACCGTCCTGGATCGGTTTAAAGAAAAACGGATAGTTGATCGATATAGGCACGACTTTGTCCGTGAACATCTTCTTCGCATCAGCCCCCGATTTCGATAGTATACCGAACCTGGAATCACTCGACACTGTAGCCTGGTTAATTGTTTCTCCCGACGCCATGAATGAAAATCCAGAACGTCTGTTTTTAAGGTAACAAATACCGTAACAACGTGTATCTGCCTTGCACGCTTCCCAGAATATATAGAATAATCTGTTTGATTCACGAAAGTCGGGTAACCCCACATCGATTTTTGACCATTGCAAATACATGTAGTGAGTACCAGTAATATAAGTAGGTATATTGTTGTTAAGAAACCAGTAACCATTTTCTCTTCTTTCAAATTGCTCATCTATATAGGGTTCCCATTTTTCCTTAAAGCTATCCGGGTAGTCTTTCCACTCAAATATGCTTTGTATTCTCTTAAGTTCTTTAGGGTATTCTTCAGGTTTCCATAAATTATTACCTTTAATTAGTTTTTTTGGTTCCTTAGGTAAAGCTATTTTTAAACCTTGTATATTATATATTTCCCCTATTTGGCCGGTATTACTAATAACAATTATGTCGTTATCTTTATCGTATCCGTATTTCCAGTTTTTTAAGCTGTTGCGCTTAGATAGCACATTGCCTTTTACAGGAGTTATGACTGAGTATAGATCTTGCTTGTACATTACTTAGCTCTTCTTTCTGCAAAGCCTTTATAAGTTTTTTCCTTAGACTCTTCTTTAGGCTTTTCATTTAGCATATCCTCTTCCGCTTGTATTCTATTTAGTATTTCAAACGCATCAAATATAGCTAGCTTTTTTGTAGCCGCCGCGTTTTTAAGTCTATCAGCAGAAATGTCATCGTCTGAATCTACAATAGCTTCTTTTGCTACTTTAATTAATTCTTCAACTGCTTTGTGCCCAGCCTGGATTATATTCTTCTTCGTCTCCTTTATATTCATATTTAATTGTGATTTGATTGGTAGGAACTCGATACATTTTTTTGCCTTCTACAATAAATTCATATTCAGCTCCGGGTCTAAACCCTATAAGATCATTTGCTTTTATAGATTTAAGCGCAGGATCTTTATACTTTATTATGCCTATCCCTTCTTTTTCAAAAGAACTAGAAAACATTTTTGTTTCTTTAATAGGTTGTACAAAATTAAATCCTTCGCAAGCTAGCCATTTGTTATTTCGCTTATAGGCAAATATTTGATTAGGTTGCACAAAATATTTATCTTCTTCGTAAAAACTTCTTGAATTTTTTTCTTTACCACGTATGTCTCTAAATCTTCTGAATACATTGTGATGTATTATTATTATATCGTCTTTACGTATTTTAGTGTCGTTGAAATAGGGCTCTGAAATAACTAGCCCTATTCTTGATACATACGAATGATTCTGTAATTCTGTGTTTAATATAAATTCTGTACCGTCTATGTTTAATTTGTTTTGATAACGACTCTCTAATGGTCTTACCACAAAATCGGTATATCCTTTCATTAGTATTCTAAGTTATACTCTATTGCTATTGCCATGTTTTTATTGAAATCCTTCCAGGGCAATACTTCATTATTTTTGGTTATATATATTGAGTACTTGTTTTCTTCTTCAATTATACTATCTATAATATGACCACCATACACTTCCTGACCTACAGAATAGTGCATGGCGTCATTTTTATAGTCTCTACCTATACTTATCTTACGTACTAGGTGCATTATCTTTCATTTCTCCGGTAACTATATCTATAGACACATCCCCGTATTTTTCTTCTAATGTTTTTTGCACTGCCTCTAGCACGTCCGTCTTTATTTTCATTGTGTGCATAAGATCGTGCTTCTGGAGCTCAATACCTCCAACTTGCATTTGCAATCGGTTAACAGCTTCTACTGCTGCTTTAACACTAGTTAATTCATCGTTTGTAATAAATTTACCACCTATTACAGGTACTTCTTTTTTTGTTTTCTTTTTTGCCATTTGATTAGATTTAAAATTAATATTCCGTTATTTTATTTATTACGCGTTTTTGTTACTTATTGATTTAGCTTTTTCGTACGAACGCCCAACAAAATAAGCCCCATAGACAGTAACTAGTAAAGTTTGAAATATAGGTATATACTCTTCAGCTATTTTAAACTCTCCTATATTGCCGTCAAAAAACGCACAAGCAGTAAATATAACTGTTAAATATATAAGTACCATAGGCCTTATATTTTTAGACAAGAATGAATCAGACTTCATATCTGACTCCCATCTTCTAGTTACTTGCTTTTGCGCATCTGCTTCCGCTTGTTGCAATATAACCTCTATTGCTTTCTTAGCTTCTAGCTTTTCTTCTTTACTTGTTATAAGATTATCGAGAACGCCACCAACTTCTTTGATAACGTTCCCGGTAAGCCATGACCATATTTTATCCATTATTTTCCGTAATACCCTTTCTTATAATTTTTCGCGGGGCTTTTACCGGACTCTTTCGGTTTCGCTAAAGTTTTAGTAACGTCTTTAGAGGTTACTCTTCTAGCTTTTAAATTAGCCTCTCTTTTTTCTTTTCGGTTTTGCTGTTGCATTGTTTGTTTAGCCGGAGAGTCTTTTCTTTTCTTTATATCATTTAACCTATCCGTTTTTCTTTTAGCAGCTCGTTCTTTTCTATCCGCTTTTTTAGTATTTCCAGTTGCTCTAGCTGCTTTAGCTTTGGTTAATTTAACATCAATAGCTTTTTGTTTTCTGTCGGCTGCTTTACTAGGTTTCGCGGTAGTACTTGCTTTAGTCTTACCGGTAATCTTAGAGGTATCATAACTAGGAGATTTAGTTAGCTTTGATTCCATATTAACTTTAGGAGTTCGAATGTCAGCTGTTTTAGCTTTACTAGTAGATGTTTTTATTTTATTACCAGATTTGTCATACCCTTTTATGGTGTCGTCATATTTCCAGCCTTTTTTATCATACTGAGCTTTACGAAGATCAGATCCTATTTTACCTGTTATTTTTCCGCTGCTAGTTGAAGTTTCTTTTACAGGTTCTATTTTTTTAGGCTTTTTTCCTCTAGCTTTCATCATTGCGTATGACTTAGCAGTATATCCCTTTGTTAAATTGGAATCTTTTTTTGTGTCGTAATTAAATAAGCTTGTTTCAAATTGCTTTATACTTTTTTCTCTATTAGCGGCAGCCCGCATAGAAGACTCCATTAATTTAGGGTTTCTATTACTAGCGGCATTTTTAATACTAGCATCTGAGCTTAATACGTTGCTTCTGTATTTGTCAAGCCTTTTATTGTAGTCCGCTACGCCTTGTTCATTTTTAGATTTTAAAGCTTGAGCAGCTTTGTCTGCTTTCGCTTTTTGTTGAGCGTCGTATTTAGTGCCAAAATCATCTCCCCCGGTTTGCTTTGCCGCCGAAGGATTCTTTTTCATGGGTACACCCATTGCTTTCAACAGAGGGTTTGTAACTCCGCCTTTGGTAGTCTTTTGAATCTTCGCTGTAATCGGAGTACAGCCTTTTTGTTTGTATGCCATCTTATTTGTTTTTATATGGTAATAATTTGTTTAATGTTTCTTTTCTCTGCGCACAGCCACAGCCACCTGGTATTTTATCAGCTAATCTTTTTATGCCAGTTGCTTTTGTAAATTTTTCTATGGAATCTCCTAGTCCTTTTGATTTCATAATATTAACAGTTCCATCTACGTCTAGCCGCTCTACCTCTTTCTGAAGTCCAACTTTTAGACCTAGCGCAAAATGCTTTTCGACGTTTTGCAGCTTTACCTCCTTTTTTTAATTTAGAGGGATCTTTAGTAACAGCTGTTTTTAATTTACTACCCGGATTTTTACGTCTATACTCAGCAGTTCCCTTAGCTGTCATACCACCTCCTGCTGCTGCTCCGGTTCCTGTTTTGTTAGCTTTGTTGTAATACCCTAAAGACTTTTTACGAGATGGTGCATCCCCTTTTTTTTTAACTGGGGATTCAGCTCTGTTTATTTCCCTATTTTCCTGTCTAGCCGCTCTTTTATATAACCTATCAGCTTTTTTGTCCCTACCCTCGTCGACTGCTTTAGCCCCTTTAGCCGCTGTTTTTGCTGACTTAGTTTGTTTACCGGGAGCTGCTTCTATCTTAGCTTTTAAATGATCTGGCAAATTATGTTGCTTACCTTTTAAAGCTTTTGCTAATGGTGATTTTGGTGATTGTGAGTATGCCATAATTATTACTTTTTAAAATAATTTTTCTTCATAGGGGATTTTTTCATAAAAAGGCTGGTACCTTTACTAAACTTATTAACAAATGCATCGCCGGCAGAAGTATCTACATCTGTAAGTTCAAATGTGTTTAATTTTGCTGCCTCATTTGCCAATCTTTGAGAGTCGGTTTGAGTGCTTGCGTCGTATGTTTTTTTCATTTTCAAACGCTCTGCTTGCTCAGGCCTAGTAAAATCACCTTGAGTTTCGTCTACATCCGTACTTCTAAATCTAGTATCTAAACCTTTACCTGAAGCTTGCCCTTCTGCAGCATTAGCCGCCCTATCTTTAAAAGCTTTTGTTTCCGCAGCTCTTTCTTCTGCTTTAGCTTTTTGCCTAGCTTTTTTCATAAAGTCTCGCTTAGCCTTTCCTTTTAGCTTCCCGGCTTTAGTTTCTACAGCTTCTCCCTTCTCATTTATAGTGTAACCTTTCGCTTCGCTACGAGCACTTTTTATTTTACCTCTACGAACATCTTTTTCAGCTTTCTTTATAACACGATTCATCTCGCGATTTTCTAGATCACCAACATTATCTTTGTAGTTTTTTCTTTTAGTTTGAAAAGCGGTAATCTCGTCCGGAGTTCCGGGCACATCTGGCTCATCTGGTTCAAAATCCCCAGTCCCTACCTGATCCCTGGGGGCATCTTGGTTCTTAGATCTCCAATCTTTTGCTTCTTTTATTTTATCTTCAGACCAGCCTTCAGCTCTTAAATCGTCCCAAGACTTATTTCTAGTTTTTTCTTTTCCCTTCTTGCCTTTCTTACCTTTCTCGCCTAACTTTAAGTCATAGCTCTTAAACCCTGAACTGTCGTTTAACATTTGGGCGTTAGTATCAAGCAAAGTCTGCTTTAACGCAGAATTATACTCTCCAGCAATTTTAGCTTTTTTTGTTATTGGTGTGGATTTATACATCTTATTGTTTTTTATATGCCTCGGCTTCCCAAGGTAAGTTATGAGCCCCTTCTTCCATAGTTGCTCGTGAATATACTCTAGCTGGTGATCTTGTATCTTTTTTCCAAGTTACCGTATTATTATCATATTGCAACCGGCCTTGTTTCATTTGGTCCATGTGAACTTTTTCGTGATCAATTGCTTCTTGCTTTTCTTTTCCTTTAAGACTCTTATCTATAAATATGGTTCCGTCATTATTAGCTTCTGCTAATACCCCTCCATCTTTTAAATCTTTTTTAAACACTGGAGTATCATAGGTAGATGTTTCTTTATCTACACCTATCATATCCGAAAAGTCTTTAAGTTTGAATGCCATTATCTTTCTTTATCTTTAACCATATCGTCAATAGCCTTATTAAAGGTTTTATCAGTATATGTTTTGTTTTTGTAAAATACGCTCCTACTAGATTGTGGTAAGTTTTCCTCGCCTAATAATATTCTATATACTCTTGTTATAAGGGACTTAGCTTTACGAGACATCTGATATACCGCATATTTAGACGATGTTCTATTTCGTTCTTTAAACACATCGATCCAACCTTCTCTTCTTAATCTCTCCCACCTGTTTTTATCCCAGGTATAAGTATAAGCTCCGTCTATAAAATCCTGTCTTCTAAAAAATTCTTTGCAATCCAGATACACCAATAACTCAAAATCTGCACTTGAAAGTTCATACGTTTTAGTAACCCATCTTCTAGTTAGCCTATAGTACTTAAAGAGGTTCATGTCTCTTAAATCTTTTGGCGATAGCTTCATTCCACTAAAACAATATCATTTGCTTTTATAACATATAACATTTTGTCATTCCAGTCAATACCAAACCCTGCGTGTTTGTCGTACCTTATTATGTCACCTTCTTTTATAGTCGGTACATTCTCCCCAACGCTTACAACGTTGGCTCGAACATATCTTATATCGGTATTTTGCTTATCTGTTAATTCTAAGCCAGCAACCTTCTTAGGTGCTTCTTTTATCTTGTCTACAACTACGTAGTAATTTATTGCCTGCATTATGCTAATCTTTTATTACTGATTACACAATCTGCAGAAATTATAGTGTTGACAACACTAACTGCATTCTTTAGTGCCGACTTTGTAACTAGCACAGGATCTATAATACCTGCTTTAATCATATTAACCTCTTTACCGGTTTTTACGTCTATACCTTTATTCTTTCCTTTAGGGTCAGACATTGAGTGAATGCCCGCATTTGCTAATATAGTTTTAAAAGGTGCTCTAATTGCTTCTAGTAATATCTCTTCACCCTCATTTGCCGCAACAATCTTATTAGCAGCATTAAGTAAAGCTATTCCGCCTCCTGGCACTATACCCTCCTTATAAGCGGCTTTTGTCGCATATATTGCATCTTCAACTCTATCTTTCTTTTCTTTTAGCTCTACCTCGGAGTCTGCTCCTACGAACACAACTCCTACTTGGCCAGACAGCATAGACAATCGCTGTTCTAATTTTTTCTTAAAGAATGGATTTGTTTCGTCTTTTAACTTAGCGACTACGCTATCTATTCTTTCTTTTACTAAATCATTATCAGGCTCTATTTGCAGCACTGTACTTTTATCAGTTGTAACCGCTTTAACAGCTTCTCCTAATACGCTTGGATCTATTAAATCTAAATCATCACCCAGCTCTTCGTTTATTACCTGAGCTCCGGTTAGTATTGCAAGATCTTCTATAGTCTCTTGCCTAGTAGGCCCAAAACCTGGTGTGTCAATAATATTTACTTTAATATTACCTTTTACTTTATTAGCCATTAATGTAGAAAACGGTTGTTGCTCCACTTCGGATATTATAAGTAAACTACGTTTGTTCTTTACGACGTGTTCTAGGACACTTTGTATTCTTCTAATGTTTGGTATTGGCGAAGATACAATAAGGACACACGGGTCGTCTAAGACAGCTTCACCCTTGTCTTTGTCAGTTGCAAAGTGTGGCGACTTTAGTTTAGAATCAAATTGTACTCCTTCAACAAAATCTACATAAGTTTCATTTGTTTCAGACTCTTCCATTAAAACAACGCCGTCTTTACCTACTTTTTCGTAAGCTTCTCCGATTTTAGTTCCTAGCTCTTCGTCATTGTTACAACTTATTATCGCAACATTCTTTAGCATCTCACCTTCAACTGGAACACAGTTTTTATCTAAATACTTTTTTACTTTTTCCGCTCCACTCGCAATCCCTGCTTTTAAATCTCTTACGGATGTTTCTTTATCTTTATTAGCCTCTTCCAATAAAGCGTCAGCTAAGACAGTAGCGGTGGTTGTACCGTCTCCTGCCTCTCTAACTGTATTGCTAGCAGCTTCCTTTATTAAGGTTGCTCCTATGTTTTCAACCGGGTGTAATAAGACTACGCTTTCCGCAACGGTTACTCCATCTTTTGTTATTACCGGTCTACCTAAGGCATCTTCAAAAATTACACATTTACCGCTGGCCCCTAATGTGGACTTTACCGCGTTTGACAATTTTTTTACGCCTTGCATTATTTCTTCATTGGCTTGCACGCCAAATGTGAGAGTTTTAACTATCTCACTTGGTTTATTAAATTCCATTCAATTATATTTTAATTATATTTAATTTTGGTCTACGTATAATTATTACGTATAATTTTAATCTTGCAATGTTAGTTGTTGGATAACAGGGTTAATCAAAACATCGAGAGCTTGATCTGCAAGTAATTCATTAGCGGCAACAGTACTTTCTCCCATTGATGACTTTACCCAATTAGTTACTTCTTCATTTGTAACGTTTTCAAAACTAGTAAAATTATCTAAATTTGTTATTTCTAATTCTTCAATTCCACTAATAGTAGTTGCATTTCCTATTTCATCGCAAACTAATATTTCCCAATCAACTTTAAATATAACCAGCGGTTCAGTATTACCATCTTCATCTGTATATGTAGTATACGCCTCTACATTTCTACAATTCCATTTATATGTGTTCATAATATTTTTTTATGTTAATTCAAATATTGCCATACCGGTAACATACCCCATGGCGCCCGTGCAATTAAAACCTATGGAAACAGCATCACCTTGGGAAAATGATGTATCAGAACTAGTTAGGTCAAATGTTATTTTTCCGTTATCCCCAGAACTTGTTGATGTAACAAAGCTTCCGTCATATTCTCTAGTACTTTTATTCTTATGTATTCTCATTTTAATTTGCAATCCAGATGACCACGTAGACCCATTTCTACTTCTTATTGTGAATGACTTTAAAAAACAATCTTCTGGTGCTACAAGGTCTACATAATAAACTCCCCCCCAGCTTGTGAACGTAGCACGCCTTGAGTACATACTACTATTACTTTGGTTTCTAAATTGATAATAATTCGCTGTATCATTACTAGTGTGAGTACCTGAAAAGTTATAGGAAAGCAATTGCGCACCACCACCACTTGGCGCATCTATCCATTCAACTCCTCCTGTTAGTCCTCCACCTTTTGACGAAAGAATTTGGCCTGATGTCCCTGTTGCATTACTATTATCTTTAAGGTACTTACCTACTATTAAGTTGTTGCCAGCACATTGAACATCTCCATCAAATCTAGCACTTGAATTAAATCTAGCAAGTCCTGCTACACGTAAATCTTCACCTGATTGAGAGGCTGTCCCAATTCCTACATTACCTGCGGTATATGTTATGCCGTTAGTGTCGGCAACCCAAGGAGAAGACCCCCCCGAACTCGTAGAGACTGATCCATCAGCCATTAAGTATTGTGTACTTGCACCTCCGTCTTTTATAAAAGAATCAGCCGTAACATTATTGGTTATCTCTACGTTGCCATTTTGTAATATTTTAACTTTCTGACTGCCGCCTGTAGAAAATTCATGTCCACCAACACTATCATAAGAATAAACTTCATCTTCATTTTCATCACTAAATGAATATCGATGCGTAACTACTAAAAATTGATCAGCATTTGTTCCGCCGTCCGCAAACATGGTAAAGCCACCCCCGGATATTTGTAGTTTTGTATTAGGTGTTGCAATCCCGATCCCTACTTTACCAAGAAAGTAGGAATCAGTAGTGCCTGTGACATTTAAACTATCATAATATTTTATTGCCATTTAATTGTATTTTATATTATCCTATTTTCTGTACTAATATTCTAACTGTAGTTGGAGCGGTTGCGTTAAAAGTTAAATCTACAGTATCGACGGTTGCCCTGTCTACAGTAGCATAGATAGTTTCCTTAGTAGCAACATCAAACAACTGTACTATAACATCTTGGCTGTCTAAGTCATGAGTTACTGTTTTTGGTGTACCCGCAGTTATACTGGTTACATTTGCTGCAAAAGTTGTGACCCCGCTAGTTCCTGATAATAACTTAGCAACTGTTATTTCTTTATTTGTTGAATCACTAGTATCATAAATTATTAATGAGTCTCCCGAGGCAGCCGGCTCGTTTGGGAAGTCTGTTAAGCCCGGAACGTCTACTCCTATAGTAGCAGTACCTGATGAATAAGTTACCGATAATCCATCTAAAGCCGGAGCTACAGAAGCATTTACATTACCTATACCTACTTCAGTTAAACTAGCTAAATCAATATTGTTCTGCACAATAGTCCAATCAGTAAGTGCTGTTGGCGTGTTAACCTCTGCAATAAGCACATCACCAGCGCGAACCTGCTCTGTTGAAAAGAACAATCCCGGATCAGTAACAGTGTATGTCCAACCTTTTTTAATTGGGTTAGGATTTGGGCTAGCGTCCAAGTTA